GCTGCAAGACGCAACCATTGTACTGGTTTACCAACGCCTATTAGATGTGTGAAGAAAGTTCTGTAGTATAGCATAGCCTCGTTATGTTTCCTTTTAAAGATAGAATCGATGACCCACAAGTTTTCTCCGCTGTTCCAATCATCGAAACCAATCTCTCTAGTTTCTAAAAATTTTTGCTCGGCCTCTTTACTTAAGAATGCCCAGTTTCTAAAACCATATAAGCCATCTTCGTCTCTGTGCACTTTGCATTGTCCTAATACTATTGATGGATATATGTGATAAAATATGTCTTTGACCTTTACACCGTTCCACACTGGATAATCATCTTTGTATAAGTCTATGACCTCCAATATGTCGTCTATGTCATTCATATTTTATGCAAGAGTTTAATCTTGTTAGTCGCCTGAGTCTGACCCCATAGGTGGCATTTCTAAAACTTTTACAGTTATGTCTTTTGCCATGTACTCTGCCCATGGTTTACCACAGTCATTGCAGGTCCCAGTTGCCTGTTCCTCTGAATCTACCTCATTTCCACAATTTTTACAATAAATTCGTTGATAGACCTCGGGTTGTAAAACAGTAATCATTTGACCATTTTCCTGTTTGTACTCTGTTTTTTTCGCTTCTCTGACTAATTTCATCGCCATTATGTAATCTCCAATACTGATAATTGTACATGTATTTTTGCAGCTGTACCAGCTGTAATCTTTATAATATCACCCTCATTCGCAACAAGTGGCATACTTAATACTTCGTGTGGATTACCTATCGGAAAAGAATCTGTTGTCAAGTCTGTTGCTGGTAAATTCATTTTGAATAAAGTAGACTCCGTGTTAGTTCCTGTAGCACTGTCCACGTCTGTCATGGTAATTGTGACCAACACATTACTAGAATGTGAGTTGTATAATCTTATAGATTTAATTACTGCTGTTGTTGACGGCGTAGGAGGTGTAGCTGTATCATCTGTTGTAGGCACAGTATAAAGTGTCGTTTGCGTCGTATTAGCTAGAACTAATGTTTTTGATAAAAATGTATCAGCCAAGGTACCAACTCCTTGCTAATGTTTCGTCTTTTGTTTGTTGTTCATAAGAGAAGTTTAGTTGTGTTATAACTTGTTCTAATTCACGTATTAACGTGTCAAACTGAGCTCTTTCATATTCAGGTGTTGCCTGTGGTAATCTACCTACTGTTATCTTTGCCATTATCTGCCTCCATCTGGTTTAACATCTAGTCTTAATGTACCATATCTCCACTTATCACCAAGAGTTGTGCTCGATATAACTATGTTTGCTTGTCTTCCACGACCCCTTGTATCAACTTTTGTTGTCGTTGGAGTAACATTTGATAAATTAATTCTTGTGTTTGTGTAGTTTGTAACTTTTTTGTTTGATGAGTGTGAAGTGGCTGTTGTGCCATTTTGCGCTCTTGTAATACCAATTAATTTATTTGTAGTTGTGTTGTTTGAACTGTAAGCGATAATTTCTGTACCTATTAACACAGATCCATCTGTTGATGGAAAACTACTGCTATCTTTTAATTCTATTTCAGCAGAGGTCCCGGATAAACTAGAACTAATTGCTGTCTTTAAAGAATCAGTTGTTGTTGTTTGTGAGAAATCTTTAAAAGTCAACAATACATTTGCACTACCTTTTTGATTTTTAAAATCTGGAATGTATCTAGATATAGATAATACTTCTTCTCCATCCTGTATGTCAAAATCAGCAGACTGTAAGAAACACTCCATAGCTTCTATGTCATTGTCTGTCCCCTCTTCGTGTTGATAAATTACACTAGACCCATCTGTTGCACCTAATACTGTTGGTGAGTCACCAATAACAGTCGAACTATATTCTGTTGCGTATGGCACTTGATAAACTCCATAGTCTAACCAAGATGTTCTAGCTAGTGAATTCGTGTACCACGTTCCTTCAACATAGTTGTAAGTTACATTTCTATCTATAAAGTTAGAATCTTTACTAGCATAAAACCACGTAATCTCGTTGAAGTCAGAGTTTAGTCCTGCATACACTAACGGTTGTTGTGTAATACTAAAATCATCAAACACATAATCTTGCACGGAGCATGGTATTTTTTTAACAGCACCATCAAACATGTAGAATGACTGTTGGCTCATCCAGAATGTCGTACCATTTACATCCACAGCTGCGTACGGAGACACTGCACCACAGTTAGAAGCTAACTGAGACAAACCAAATATAAAAGGTGGTCCAATAAATTGTAATTGGTGTAGTGACGTATCTGTCCATATAAGAATACCACCACGAGATCTCAATGTTGTAATAATTTTAGAGCCATCTTGTATTCTAAACGACCCTGCTGTGTTTGTGCTCGTTGGTGACCATGTTGTAAAATCTTCTTGTGATGAAAATCTTAAGAATAAATCATCTTGTGATGTGGTTGTGCCAATAGTTGTTTCTGTTCCCATTAGTATGACATGTCTATCAGGTGTAGACAAAATTAAATGTCTTGATGATGTTGGTGCGTTAGCACTAGCGACAACAGCTCGTGTTGTAACACCAGATGAAGTGTCCCATCTAAACAATTTACCATTACTTTGCAGTGCCAGTAAATCTTCACCAAAGTTTTCAAATACCCAGTATCTAGAATCAAGAACTGTGGTTGATGATGATGCCGCCTCGTTCCAACTAGTGGCATTAATATCTGTATTTGATGCATCAAATATAATTGTAACGGTTGTATTGTCTGCGTGTGTTGTTGCAGCGTGACTACCTCCTGTAGGTGGAGGACCAGAAGAAACAACCACAGTTGTCGTGCCTTCATTAGTTGTCAAATTTCTTGTAACAGTCAGTGTGTTACTTGACACGTTAGTCACTTTCATAATTTCTTGATCAACTAAAATATAATCACCGTTTGCAAACTTGGTGCCATCATCAACATCAACACCTGTTTCTGTTGCATCAAGTGCTTCGTTAAGTTGGTCTGTAAGTCGACCTGTATCTGCAAACCCATTCCATGGATCAACACCCCAACCATAACCGTATGTGTTAACTTCTTCACCAACACCAATTTGATAGGCCGCGGTGCTCGTTCCACCGCCAGAGCCAGTTGCGTCAGCGTTGCTTGAGTGTGTAACCTTATACGTACTTGCATCTACAACTTCTGTAATTTCAAACTCTGCATTCATGTCTAAACCACCTTGAGTTGAGGCAGCTGTGAATGTTACAAAGTCACCAGCTTTTGCACCGTGTGCAGCATCAGTCACTGTAATTACAGCAGAACCATCGGTTGTAGCAAACGGATCACTTAAACCTGTTTGTGTGTTACGAAGAGGAGTTATGTCTGTTACAGAACCCTCAGTGTAAACATATAGTTTTTTATCTGTGCCAAGAGCCAAGTATCTTGTTCCATCAAGAGATGACCATGCAAACTGTGCACGAACAGAGCCATACAATTTATCAGAAATTAATTTTATCCAACCACCAATCTTTTCTGGTTGACCATAACGAAAGCGAACGTTTTCTCCGTCAACCCATTTACCTTCAGCACCATACTCAGTGCTTTGTTTGTCAAACCCTGGTGCAAATTTATAAGATAGTAAAGGCATAGTTATTAAACCTCTTTAACTTTCGAGTAATCGTATACTGGTTTTGGATTAATCTTTATATCGTCTTTAATGATATCCACTCTCCACACTTTACCTTGCGTAAATTCATCAAAAATTTCAGCAATAGGTTTGTTGCTTTCATACTCTTGTTCTTTTTTAATATCGTCTTCAATGTAATATACTTTATATTTAACCATAATTATTAAGCCACGTTTATATATCTAAATTTAATTTCTCCTGCTCCTCCATCACCACCATCAGTTGATCCAGAACTACCTTGACTAGCTGGGAATGTAACCTGTGCAGCTCCACCGCCACCACCAGATCCCCTTGTACCATCACCTCCTGCTGTTCCATTTCCAGAAGACGATCCACCAGATCCGCCTGATACATTACCACTGTAAGAAGATGCACCTGTTGATCCACCTATTCTACAGTTGTCACCTGAACAGTTTCCGTTGTTACCACCAGCGGCTCCATTTCCACTATCATTAAAAGTGCCTGTTGGTCCAGAGGTTAAAGTAGACAGATTTACTCCAACGTTACTTGCATTAACAAATGTGCCAGAACTAACTGATGTAGTAACAGCAGCAGACCCACCTGATCCTGCAGTGTTTGTTCTAAGTGGCCCTGCAACGTCACCGTTGATACCTGATCCACCAGTGCCTCCATTTAATGAAAAAATAGTACCTGTGCTACTACCAGATAAACTTGTTGAGCCACCAGAAGTTGCTGCTTGGTCTAGACTTGAATTAAATGCTCGTTCTCTACTTCCTGCTGGTTGTGCAGCTTGTGCTACAGATATATCAT